AAGCACCTTCAGTGCGTCCAAAGTTCTTGGATTTCAAGGTCTTTGCAGACAGTGTTCATCATCAAGCTGGAGTAGGTGCAAATCTTTTGCCTACTAACAGTGCTGTGGTAGCCCTACCTACAGCCACTCCTGGTGAATGGGTTCCATCGAAGATAGTTTATCCCACGTCTACTGGTGCAGCCACTCCTGGTATTGCAGCAGAAATGGAAATTGTAGCCGTTGGTGGAAATTACCCTGGCGGTGGAGCATCTGGACTCAACGCTTTATCGCTTATCGAAGGATATGCAGCCTCACGTGGTTTGCCAAATGTTTTGGATCCAAACACTCCAGACGATGCCGAGCTTGCCAGTGGGACTTTTCCTCAAAACTGGATTTCGGCTATGTTTAATGACGGTACAGAACAGATTGCTGATGTCCTCGATGACATGACTTCTGAAAACAATATTGCACCATATCCATTTGAAAATGATGGTGTGCATACGGATACGCAATACCCTGGTGGTGCCAACCAACTTTCAGGGCTTGAATTGCATGATGTTAACTTTTTGACTGGAACCACAGTTGGTGGTATGACTTACATTAAAGGCGGAAACTTCCCATGTGGATTGGTTCGTTTTGATTGGGCTCCTGGAGCGGATTCAGCTGGTTCTAATATTGTGATACAAATTGATTTGATGCCCGGTTCTCATCGAGGCTACCTTTGTGAACCTATGACGGAGATGTGAAACATGTTGACTAGTGCTACTGAAACTGCTATTACTACATCTAAGATTGTGGTCGTCCTCGACCATATCAAGAATAATCGTATTGAGTATCTCCTACTCGTTGCGCTCGGCCATCTTGTCGGAGCAACAGCGTTCCTCTCTGAGAAGGCTGCAGGAGTGTGTGCTTGATGGCGAAATACAATTACGGAAAGAGCTTCAAAAAAGATGGTAAGATGATGCGTTATAGATATACGAATAAACGCAAATCTACAAAGAAGCTCGTCAAGGCTCCATCGAAGAGGAAGACCTATCGTCGTAGCCGGTGAAAAAATGCGTTTAGCACCTTGCGCCACGTGTGGATCTACTGAATTAGATGCACGTGTTGTTTTTCCTCCTGGTGCTAAATCACATCTTACTCATGTGATCTGCAAAGGTTGCAGCCAGGAGTGGGTAGAATGAGCTACACAACTTATTTTGAAATTGGTGGACAGGTTATCGAGACTTATGTCGAAAGCTACCATCATGATGCTCCTTCTCGCCCCAGTGCTGAACCACTTCATTATTACATGAAGAAAAAGCATGGCGTCTCTAAGGCCATGACGAGGGCAGCATTGAAAGAAGCTTCTCCTGAAGGTTATGATTTAAATCGTGCAGGACGTGGTTTAGGCCGAGCTAGTCGGGCTCGATGGGCTCTTGGCACTGCTATTGGTCTTGCAGCCGCAGATGGTCCACTACCATTTGGCGATGCTGCAGCTATTGCATTTTTGGCTGCATACGGAGTTTACGAAGCTGGTCAGGCATATGGTGACATTCGACAGAAATGACACCTTACTTGTTTGTATACCGAACTTGCTAAAAGTTATTTTTGGTTAGAGCAACCCACTGGGGCGGAAAAATGAGTTTTAGTTCGGGCAGTGCTGTAGGCTTAGCGATCTGTAAAGGAGCGTGGTTGGGACGCCCCGACCAAGCATGGAAGCACAAATGCGCCCGCTGGAAACAGTGCCCGAGTTGCGAACGAAAGAGAGCGGCGAGAAGGGCGCATGATATCAAGGAACGGCTCAAAGTTGCCAGAGAGGACTATGGCAACGAACTCACTGTTGGTGTGTTGACCGTTACGCTACCTGGTACAAAACATGAATCGGGTGTTCGATACATGGGTCTGAAAGAACAGTATGATTATGCTGTATCCAGGACAACCTTACCCGGTCTTCCGGGAATCCACAGCATGCGAGGGATGAATAGGTTGCTTTGCGGAAAACCCGATTATCGGGGGTTCGGAAGAAATGCCAAGGATCATGGCTTAGGTGCGGTAGGTGGTACCCATTTTATGGAGTTCACATACAACAATTCGAAAGAATGGTGGAATGTGCATATGCATTCCCTTTTCTACGCCCCGGAGAAATTAGACCAACTCAAGGAAACCTCTGTGCACGTGGAGGATGGTGATCAACTCCTTTTGAAAAAAGAAGTTCGAGGCCGACAATCAAAGGCATTATCGAAGTTGGGATATGGAAAGCGGTATTCGCTTGATTATTGTGAACCACATGAACTTGACATGCTGATCAAGTATTCCTCAAAAGTGGCGTATGCCACTAAACCGTTCAAGGCACCGAGGCATAAACGGTTTGAGATTGAGGAGTTCATGCATACTAATCCTCGATTAAGTAGACCCTTTGGGCGAAATCAATTTAAGATGCCATCATTCCCTGAGGGACATGGCGAAGAGATATTCCTCGTAGAAAGGCCGTAATATTGAACCATCAGTTCAGACTGTTCTATTATCTACACCAGGTGTTGCTGCCGGTGCTATTGGTAGTTTTACTGCTGATTTGTCTCAAATTGCTAGTATCATTAATCGTCGTTTTTACCGACAAGGAATTAATTGGGCGGTCGCCGGATTTAAGATTCTCACTGCCGGAACTGGTACCGTTCAGGTACGTAAGCTCCCCAATACTTGGGTTATGGGAAATGCTTGGGAAAAAGGATTTCGTGCATGGCAAAAAATGAACAATGAAGCTCTTGCTGAAGCACCTTCAGTGCGTCCAAAGTTCTTGGATTTCAAGGTCTTTGCAGACAGTGTTCATCATCAAGCTGGAGTAGGTGCAAATCTTTTGCCTACTAACAGTGCTGTGGTAGCCCTACCTACAG